ATGTAATCAAAGTTCGTGAGAGATACTATCGCCCAGCGGAAGTAAATCTGCTTAGGGGCGATGCGAGCAAGGCTTATAATTTATTGGGTTGGGAGCCTTTCTTTGATGTTCATTTATTAATACATGATATGCTGAATGCGCAAGAGTGATAAGATTTATGTGGCTGGTCATACCGGAATGGTCGGCAGTGCTTTGATTCGTGAGCTTACAAGGCTTGGTTATAAAAACATAATCATCCCATCTGATCGATTGGATTTGAGAAACCAATCCAAGGTGGAGTTTTTTATGAAGATGGAAAAGCCAGACTATGTGTTCATGTGCGCTGCCAAGGTTGGAGGTATCAAGGCGAACAATGCCAATAGGGGCGATTTCATCTATGATAATCTGATGATTCAGACCAATCTTATCCATTCGGCTTATCTATGCAATGTCAAAAAGCTAATGTTTTTAGGCAGTTCATGCATCTATCCTCGCAATTCTCCCCAACCAATGAAAGAGGAGTTTTTGCTGGGTGGCTATTTGGAGCAGACCAATGAGCCTTATGCCGTTGCTAAAATAGCTGGAGTAAAGATGGTTGAAAGCTATCGAAGGCAGTACGGCTGTGATTTTATCAGCCTGATGCCTTGCAATCTTTACGGCCCAGGTGATAACTTCAGTATGGACAGTGGGCATGTTATTCCAAGCCTTATGATGAAGATGCTTTCTTATGATAGTATTAATGTTTGGGGATCAGGCAATGCCATGAGGGAGTTCATGCATGTAGATGACTTGGCTAAGGCTATGGTTTATTTCATGCAGGGTTATTCAGATGATGCGATTTTGAATGTTGGCACTGGTCGAGAATATCAGATCAGCGACATCGTAGATATATTGGTAGAGGTAATGGATTACAAAGGTCGCATCGTTTATGACCGTACATTCTATGAAGGGCCAAGCCGTAAAGTCATGGATAGTAGCAAAGCCAATCAGCTTGGATGGAAAGCCGAGATAAGCATTTGGCAGGGCTTGGAAGATACATTTAGATGGTTATCTTTGAATCATGGCATTGGCAAAGTTAGAGTTTGACCTTAAGGATCCTGAGCAGGCCGTTGAGCATAAACGATGCATCAAGGCTAGTGAGATGGCTTATGTTTTATTTGAGATCAAACACAATCTCATGCGCAATATGTTTACTGGTCGTGATTCTGTCGAATATATGAACGGTGCTGAAGATACGGTCAGGCAGATATTGGTAATGATGAAAGATTTAAATTTGGATCCTGATGAACTCGCTTGACTACCAGAACTTGCTTGTTGAACATCGTTATAATGTTGCCAAGCTTATCAATTCCGATGAGATATCATCGCTTCAGAGGCTAAAACTTTTACGCTATGCTGAAAGTCTGAAGAAGAAAATAAACGATTTGAGTACAAGGATTACCATACAATTTGAGATTGATGAAACTATCGAGCCACATCACATTGAGCGAAGCGACCAAGAGCCAGACTGCCTTACGGTTGGGGATTTTAAATCAGCCCAGCCAAAAGGAGCTTGAAGCTATGCAATTGACCGCATGGCAGATATTTGAGCCATTAAGGGCATGGTATGGAAAGCCGATTGGAATCAGTTCATTTTACAGAAGCCCAGAACTGAACAAAGCCATTGGAGGCAGTAAGACCAGCCAGCACATGAAGGGTCAGGCGATTGATATCGATGCGGATATATTTAACAACGGCATCAGTAACCGTGAAATTTATCTTTGGATTCTCAAGAATTTAGACTTTGACCAATTGATTTGGGAGTATGGCGATGACCAGAACCCTGCTTGGGTGCATGTCAGTTATGTCTCAAGGTCTAGGAATAGAAAACAAATCCTTCAGATAAGATGAGTGAAAAAGACAAAGCCAAAGAGCTGATTTTCCATCATTGGTTCCACATGTATGGCAACTTGTTACAGATGTCAAAGGACAAGGCTTTAGACCAGGTGGAACGGCTTATCATCCACGATCCTGAACGAGCTGCCTATTGGCTCAGGGTAAAATCTGAAATCCTCGTTTTTTGATTGGCATCATTACGCCTGCTCCCCATCTTTTCTGCCATGGGTCGTATGATCCGAATATAAACAAATCGTTTTTGGTCATGTAGCCTATGTTTCCAGAAATGGAGCTTTTATCAGATACAAATGCTTGCGCTCCTACATAGATGCCTCCTGACTTGCGGTAGTGGTTATTGATAGTTGTACTTAGAGGCAACTTCATGCGCCATGATATCTCACGGCTGATAACTGAGTTTTGCGCTATAACCTCTTTTAAAACTATTTTAACGGTATCATTTTCCAAGCTGTCCAAGTATGTCAGTTCACGAAAGAAAGCCTTTAGAATAGCTCCTGTATCGATGTCAGCAGGAACAGTGTTATTGGTTATGTTTATAGGCTGACCGGGTGGCAGATTGATGGTCTGAGGCGGTAGGTTTACAATGACCGTATCAGAACTGACATGCGTCTGATTGAATGTAAGCGCACCCGATTGCCTCAGATCGATATAGATGGCAACGATTGCCACTATTGCTAGGATCGCTATGATTTGATTCGCTTTCATATAAAAAGACAGCCCCCGATAATCAGGGGGCTTGGTCTAACCAATTACTGACAAACACGAAACAAAAATAATCAATTAATTTTGGTATTGCCGACCCTGATACCGATTATTCCTAGGGCGGTTAAAATTAGTTCAGTGGCTTTGGTCAAGTCACCTGATTTGTGATAATGAAGCAAGCCAAGTCCGATAAGTCCAAGTCCTGCCCATACTGCTTTTGATTCCCACCAATTTTTCATGTTAGTACGATGTTACCTGTTAGATTAATTTTGATTGATTCAAGGCGATTCAATTGCCCCTCTAAATTTACGGTTTTTAAAATCAAATCGCAAAAATTCCTGATGCCTACTGGATCACCCGGTGGAACATAGGCATCTTGATATCCTCGACCTTCGACATCGCAAATGATTGGCTTATGGTATGTGAGCATATACATACCGTTGCGCTGCCGAGTGAGCCAAAGTTCCATTTCATTGGTTAGCTTGGATGGTTGGCCTGTGGTCAGCCATGACATTCCGTAGGCGGTCTATCTCTTCTTTGTGATTGTCAAGCTTTGCATCATGCTTGATAACCAGCTCATGTACCTTGTCCACTTTGCCTGTGAGTGAGCTGAATTGGTAGGCGGCTATTCCTAGTAAAGCCCATGTGGTTATGTTCTTGAGCCATCCTACTGTCTCTAATGTGGTTCCCTTTGTTGTCATTGTTCCCAGTCTTGTTCTGTTACGAGTAAATCTATTTCAGCCTGTGTCAGTTTATCTGTTTCATCTTCAGGTATCATCAATGCCCAATCAGTTCCATTGGTTGTGCATCCGAACCAATAATCTGTTGAGCCTTGCTGACAGCCAAGATTTCTAGCGATTTCATAGCTTCGGTCTTTGGCGGCTTGTTCGGTGAGGAAGATTAGGTAAAGCATTATGGATAGATATTATAATAACCGTTTATATTCGTTTCCATTCCTGCTACATTTGAAGCCTGATCTGATGGATAAATAATAAATTCACTAGCATAACCAATAAGGTAACTTTGAGGGCCAGTATCATTTTTTCTTATTGTTGAACCAGAAACCCCACTATTAGCTGCAGATATTCCGTTTCTTCTACTTTTTACAACATTAGAGTTACCATTCCAATTTCCATATACCAAGTACGAAGCATTGTTTGTTAAAGAAAAAGAACCAGTAGTATATTGAACGCTTGAAGGAACTGTAGTTATTACAGCTGAAACAGATGCACCTGATAAATATCCCCAGAAATTGGAAGCTAAAACACCAATTCCAAAAAAGTTATTTTGAATAAAAGCATTTCCATTTGTACCACTTAAGCTTAAAACACCAATAGTTGAAATAGGCCCATTGGTTAGACCATAATTGCTTGTAATCTTGTTTGAACTGCTTGAGTTGAAGAACAATGAAATTATTCCATTTCTAGTAATTACGCTTCCACTTGACACAATAGATGGCTGTTGAGATCCATTTACTTCAGCCATATGTCTTAAATTACCTGTTTGATCATACCATTTTACAACAAATCCATTATTAGCACCAACAAATGATGTCAAAGCAGATGTATCTAAATTACCATTTGAATCAAAACCTATATCCTGCTCCCCATTATCCGAAGACCTACGAACCCTTAAAGCTGCACCTGAATATGTGGATGATAATCTCCTAACACTGTAGGCGGCTCCTGCACCTCCATAAAGATCTAATAAATAAAACGGCACCGGCTCAGGAGGTGTGATCTCACAAGGCAAAGCGGTAAAAGTAGTATATACAGGCGCACCATCACCTAACCTAAATCCACCAAGATTGAAAGCATTGTTAATGGTTACGACATATTGTGAACCGTTCCATACGGTTGATATTGTGATTTGTGGGCCGAGGAATGGAGCTAATTGACCATAAAGAGCTACTTCATCTATGTCTTGTGCGCCAACAAAATATCTTGGTGATGCTGGCCCTGATGCAAAATAATCTATATATCTATATTGATAACCATAATCAAATGAAGCTTGATAGCATACATAATCACACGATCCTCCTTCAAAGTCAGTTACTTTACGAATTGTAAATAAAATATCACCACCTGGAGTACTAACATTTAAGTCGGTAGGTTCAGTTCCTGTATAATAAACATAAACAGAATAATTACCTGTGTCATTTTGATATTGTAAGACAGTTCCATAATTGGCAAGCTCTGTAATGAAATCATTGCCATTTAATGTCCAATCAAAAAAATCAGATGCGCCAAAATCCTGAGAATTAATAGCCAAAACATACAGACACTCCTCAGCACCACTAGGCAGAAGCCCTATGATCTGCTTTCCTACATACGATTTGCAACAATCAATAGCCATTGTTCAGACAATTTTGGAGGCATTCTACCTGTCCTCTAATTTCGCAAATAAAATCGATAGCAATATAACTGAATCGGTAAACTTTTGATTCATCCAATACAATGCCTTTGTTCTCAGCGTTCCAGATTGTAACCGCATCCGTATCATAAGAAGTTACCTGAAGCGATATGCTCATGGCGTTCATGGCCGTAGCGGTTGCCTGCATCTCACCTTGAAGCTCTCCGATTAGTTCCGCAGCCAATACATCATCCACCATTGGACTGTCTTCAAGCTGAGATTTTGGAACGGCTACAACCAGTCTAAGCGGGAATGTAGCTAGAATGTTCTTGCTGATATCAACGCAGCTGTTCAATCTGATGGTATTGGAATCGGTGCGGATCGTAGTGGTTCCACGCTTGCGGATATAGGCTGTTCCGTTCTTATCAAAGTTCTGGACATCGATGTAGCCTGCCTTGAGACCTTTGTAGTACATTGGGCGAAGCGTTCCATCTGTGCGTTGGATGATCTCGGTATATTCATAGACCGTATCAAAATACCCGGTTAGCTTAAGCTTGTCTGCTATGTCGCAGAAGAGTTGGTTTATCATGTCAGGGTTCCAAATATGCGAGCGAACTCAAATTTAACATCTTCAATAAATTCCTTTACTTCAGCATCGGTAAGTGCGAAAATCTTTCCGTACTTTAACTCAAGTCCACTTCTTTTGTCATTATTAATGTTTCTCTTTAAGGCTACAAAGTATTCATTAATTCCATTCTGCTGTGGTGTAGGTACCTGACCATTCTCAAAGTCCGACTTCAGATCTCCAGACAGTTCAAGGTTGACAAACGCACCACCTGTAGGCTTGCCAAGTATGGCTTTATAATCTTTGTATGAATCTAAATAGACCGTTACATGGTTTTTGCCGTTCTTAAATTTGGTCTCACCTGTCTTGCCTCGTGGCGTTCCAAGTTTTGACCCTCCAAATGAAGTCTTTGGATTGAGATAGATGCCACCATCAGCCTTGTATTGACCTATCTGACCACCGCTGGCATTGCCTCCATCTGTAAAAATTCGTTTACTTACCGCAGCCACGGAACTATAAGCAGCCAACTTCAGCGGTGTATTATTGGCTTCAATTTCAGCCAATGCCTGTTTAAGCTTCAGTTGGAACTCTTCGATTGTCATGGTAACATGATCCGATGCCTTACAGGCGTATTACATTGAAAGCAGCGGTTTGTAGGCAGCTGCATATTTCCCAGCCAATTGCTCATAATCTCTTTGTACTTATTTACATAGAAGCTATGCCTTTCTTTCAACTGATCTATGTTAATGGTATGGTGGTTGGTTGCCCTTTCACCGCTGGTATTGTAGGCAGCATCAGCAACAAGAATCTCAGCAGTCTTATAAGCCAAAGCCAAAGCAAGGCTGTCAGCATGGCTGCACATCCATGCCATGTGATCACAGGCAATGTCGTAAACCACGGATAAGCCTGAAGTATGGTTTATTCCATCAGTATTGCTGTCGTAGAAAGTGCCATTTACCTCAACTCCGTAAGCTGTTACATAGCTGTTATTGCAGCTTATTTTACCGCAGCAAAGACCAGATTTGATTGGGGTATAATAGGAATCAATTCCAGTAGCATCGTAGCCTACAAATAGATTCAATGGCTGCTTATTGGATTGATATGTTTTATGAAGATAAACGGTGCTGATTTGTCCAGCAACCGTGTTGATGTCTATTTCATCCAGCTTTAGGTTCTGCCTCAAGTCCCAAACCTCAACTGTTACAGTTGTGGTAGTATCTACAAGAAGACTTATTTCACCTATGCTGACTTTAAAAAAAGTATCAGATTGATTAAAAACCATCTGAATGCCTTGGTAGGTTGTTCCAGGCTTAAGCGATTGGGTGCCATTGTAAACACCTAGCCGATGTGAATCAACTAGGCTAGTGGCTAAGTAATGACCTTGAAAATAGTTATAGATAGTGTTGGTCATTTCACGCACGGCATGCTCTCGCCTAGCGTTGAAATAATCTTCAGCCGTTGCATATTGGCTGGTTATAAAGCTTTCAATATCTGCCAAGGAGACCCCGACATCATCGATATAGATTGAGCTTTTAGGGGCAGGTGCATTGCACAAATCACGCACCTGGATGAGATCATTGAAACACTCCATGGCTTTATAAATTAAAGGGAGAGGGATTACTCCCCCTCCCAATTAACAAACAATCAATTATGCGTTGTTTACTTCAAGCAGGTTCACGAAGTTAACACCTTGAGATGCACCTGTGCAGATCAAGTCAGTTGGCAAAGCAACGAGCTTGGTTGAAGTCTGCATGGTCATAGAGATGTTACCGCAGTTGTTAGATACGATCAAATCAACTGGGATTCCGTAGCGTGGAGTGGTCAATGGGATGATCTCGAAGTTGCTAGAAGCACCGGAAGCCAAGGGGCTGAAGGAAGCTTCAGTACCTACAGTGTAAACAAGCAACTGCATAGCACCTAGCTGAGTCATCAAGCTGATGTTGTTAGAGCTAAATGCATCTACTACATAAGGATCCCAAGCAACTACTTTGCCATAGCGACCCATGATGCCCATAAGATCCATGCCATCAGTTCCGCAGCAACCTACATTTAATAGGTCAGTTGACAAGTAAAGCTCAGAGCCTCCGAAGATTCCGATAGGAGCGCAGTAGCCAGTCTGCTTGGCAGCCAAGTCGATTTCAGGTAGGAAGTAAGGGTTCAAAGCAGTACCGTTTTTGGTAGTTACTTGCTTCACATCTCCAGTAACATTGGAAACATCGGAAGCCCATTTACCAACCAAAGCTACAGCCTCTTGTGCAGTCTTTTCAGCAATCTTCTGCTCGATGGCACCTGCCATAGCGTTAAGGCGAGCTGCGATAAAGTCTTGGTTAGAACGGCAGATGTTAGCCAAATCGTAAACGGAATAAGCTTCGCCATATTTAACCTTCTGGCAGATATCCATTGAGTATTCAGCGGAGTTGTCACCACCTTGGTTAGTAGCGGAGCAGTCCAAATTACACTCAGTTACTTCTTCTACATTGGCAACTGGAATACCAGAGTCGTAGCGAAGGATTACGGTGCGAGTTTTTGCTCCACCTGGATTTACAACCTGGTTGATACCAGATACATTTTCAGGAGAGGTAAGCATGCCCAAGAAAGCCGAGTCACGGCCAAGGGTTGCTACATTACAAGTAGTAAAGAATGAGTTAAGCTCAAGCTGCACATCTGGGCAAGCGAGCAAAGTTGATGAACAAGACATGTTTAGTATGGATTAAGAATTAGGATTAATTTGATTTTGCCCTGGTATTGCTGTGGCTGGCACAAAGTAATCCACACTATTGCAGTGGAGCGCACTGGTTACAAAGGTAATAAAAAAGCCCCCACTTTCGTGAGGGCTGCCCTATATTTTAACGAGATGCCTTTGGATGCAACCTCTTGCCAACAGTAGGCATTGGCTGTTGAGCGGTTGGTTGTACCGATTGGGGAACTGGTCGTGCAGTTCTATTGCCAAGACCAAACATATTGGTAGAACCTGGTTGAGCCAATGGAGCAGGCTTGCCAGCATGTGGGTTGGTATCGCCTAGTCCTAGCTCATTGATGATATCCTGCATGGCTTCCTCTGCTGGCATGAAATCACCTGCTTTTACTTTGGACTTGATACGCTCACCATTGGCATTCATGGTAACGAGCTGACCATTGTCATCAAGGTCAAACTTAAGGCGGTTCTTAAGGATTGCCTCAAAGCCAGCACGCTCTGCTTCATTGATCTTGGGGCGCATCTTCAATACCTCTTTGGCTTTGGCTAATCTGAAATCAACTTCTTTCTGTTTCAGGCTGCTTGCCATTTCGTACTTGTATTTCTCAAACTCTTCTCCAGTGCTTTTCCAAGCTGCTTTAATGTCGTTTTTTTCTTTCTCAATTTTGGCGATCCTTGCCTCGTACTCCGAAAGGCGTTGGTCTGTCCCGACTGTATTGGATTTTTTGACATCTTCTATTTGATTAATAAAGCCACCTTTAAGCTTGTTAAGTCCTAGCACCAATAGCTCATCGTTTTTCTTTATGGATTTTGTTTCTTCCTCTGTAAACTCTACTCCTTCTTCCTTGAACATCTGCCTGATCTTGGTCATCTGGCTACCCATGATTTTACCATAGATTTTGTCCGTGATTTCAGGGTCTTTGATAACATTCTCCTTAACGATGAACTTGGATTGGAACTGTTCTTTGAATTGGTCGAAGTTCTCTGCTTCGATTCCTGTGAACTCACAGAAGCTTTTTAAATCACTCATTATCGGTTTTTTTTGGTTTGCGAGTCCGTTTCTTTGGTTCTGCTGCGGTCTCGGTTTCAGCAGTTAAAGTATCATTGAACGATTCAATAGGGGCTGTTGTAGGCTCTTGATCTAGTTTTATGACTGGAGGCGTTTCAATAAGCACCCATCCACCCGATTGCATCCGCATGGGGTTATTATAGATCGATGGGGGAAGCATGGCTTGTCTGCCAGTCTTCATCGATACGGCTTTCTTAAGGTGATCCATAACATGGTGATTTAATTGCAAATGTACTTAACAAAGTTACAAAAATATGTTTATCATTGCCCTAAAGTCACCGAGTTATGAAGCGCAAATGGACTGACACCGATACTGCGATTTTTTGGGCTTTGATAGCAGCTGCATTGATAGCGTTCTGGTCTCTTATCTTTTTGAAGATATGCTGATATCATTAATACTATTTATAATCTGTTTAATATTATTAATAATTGACAACCATGCGACCAAAATCAAAGAAGATCGGAGAGATCCTAAAAACAATTAAAGGTAAGAAAGGCAAGTGGGAGATTTACTCCTACAAAAAAAACAACAAGCTTTACTATGCCAATCGTTTGGTGAGTGCGAATGGCTGGATAGTGTGTGTGAATGATGGATTTAGCAAGCTTAACTATTGCGAGGATAACATCAGAAGGGTTCAGAAACTCGCCTGAATTTTGGGTGAATTGGCCCCGTAAGGCCAGTTTTTATAAATTAAAGTAATCAGCTGTGGTTTTATCGGGTTCAAAACCATATTTTGATATCGCCTCGGTCACTTTTTCTTTAGGAACCCTACGGACTGAAACAGGTATAATTGAATGGCGGCAGTTATAACCCCCTGCATAGGAATAGATGGTGGATGAGTTGGTGCCGGGGATGCGCCCAGCCCAATCCCCAGCCGTTTGAGGCCAGCTCTCAATTTCCTTATAATAGAAATACTCGTTATGCCGAGCCTTACAAAACGGTCTAGTTGTTTCAATTTCACTTCCAGAATAAAAAAACCACTCCGCTTCTAGTTCTTCGCTGACTGCCGATGTGTAGTTCCTATCGGCTATGGCGAAGGTATCATGGGCAATCTGCTTGTTATATTGCAGAAGCTTTCCATCTATTTCTTCATCTCCAGTTACTATGGTCTGTAGCTGCCTGACCGTTTCCCTAAATCCAGCATTGGAACTTATGGCAGTCTCTATGTTTTCCCGAACCACATCAGCGAACCGTTGGTTACCAATGGCATTGACCATCAAATCAACTGCATTGGCTTGCGTCAGCCTAAACAAAGCCTGTGCATTGGCAGCAACAGTAAAACCATCAAAAGCCTTTGCAAAAAGTTCATTACTGATCTCAGCCTGTTTGTTCATTTCAGAGGCATAGGTACGCACCGCTGAAATATATTCCGATTCAGAAAGTATCTGCTGAACCAATTCCTTGACATTGGCAGCCAAGGCAAGGTTGGAACTGTTTAGAATAATGTTGCCCGATGAGTCAACCGCAAGCTGTCGAAGTATCTCAACAATCTGAGGGAAAAGCTTTTTCTGCGCTCTTTCTACCTCTGTTAAATACTCATCAGGCACCGTAGTGAGCCTGCGAGTTTTTTCCGCAATTATCTCACTTAAAGTAGCCATTAAGCCGTAGCGATGATGTTACCTACTAAGGATTGAGCATTAAAAGGAGTAGCGGTTGTCAAGGCAATGGCTCCAGCTACTTCCTTAGCTTTGTTAATCAAGGCTTGCTTCTGCAAGTCGAAATCCAACTCAAAGAAATTAGGTTCAGCCATGCTCAACTCGTTCACAAAGTTAATGGCCGAGTCATGCAGAACCACCTCCCACTTATCTACCAATCCCTTGGCAAGCTTCAAATTAATCTCATCCAATGTCATCGTGAGCAGTCGGTCTGTCTGACTAATCAGATTAAAGACTTTCTGACCTTGGACATCTGGATAATAAAGGGTTTGAAGATATTTATAGATGATGGATTGGATTACAAATGGAGGCTGCTTGGCACTAATCGCCTCATTGATTTGGGCGAGATAGTCAGACTCTAAGTAAAAGTCATAATTCACAGGTCTCTTAATGACTGGCTTACGGTAATTCTCACCGTAACGCATCATGCCAATCATATCGATGCACCACTCGTACATATCAAAGAGCTGCATGCAGTTCTGCTTGATACCAGCGATCAAAGCCTTCTGATCCGATGCAGCCTCTGTAGCGGTAATTCCTTCGCCACCTTGAACCTTGTTATTAGTCTTTTTTAGATGCAGAATCTCATAAGCCTGATTCATGTTGTGAGCCACTTCCTCACGCAAGAATCGAGGCGTTTCAGTCGATGGAGCTGCATAGAATATAGCCGAATCAGGGCTGATGTTATCGCCTGCCTGAGTCGATGTCTGGGGCTTGATAAGCAAGGTTCCGTATGGGCTGACCCTATCTCTTAGACCTGATCCATTACATTCTGAACATATTGATTTCTGTCCATTCATAAGATAGTGAAAACCGCCATCGCAGGTCAGCATCTCGCCATCCACCCTGATCTGATGCTGGCAAGGATCACCAATCATTACCCGGTAAGGATATGTGCAGGTAGGCTTGATGCCACGAAGCAAGGCTGAATCCAACAGCACCTCATCCAACACATCGCAGGCATAAAGGAATGGAGACTGTTGCATCATGGTCTCATCGATCTGAATGGCTATTCCATCCACTCGCTTGACAGGAACTTCACCTGTTGCATGGTTGAACCACTCGACTATCTCGAATCGATAATCTACTTTTTTACCTACTTGAATGGCTTTATAAATCCACTCATCATCAAAGATGTAATAAACCAATCCCTCATAAACTTCCTTGTTGTTGTATTCCACCTTGGACATTTCCTCGCTCTCAATGATGGCAAACTCCTCATCATAAGCGATTACCCTAGTCGTATGGTAGAACTTGGTAAACGGTTCAATCAATCGCTCTGGGTCGATTACCTCTTCACCTTCAATCTCAGTGGTTGGTATTTCATAAGGCAACACCGCAACTACTCCCATTGCATCCATCAGCTTTAATGGAGGTAGGAAGGTAAACACAAAGTTGTCAAGGCTTCCAAATTCAGGATAGTCTTGGTTGATGTATTCAGCCAATGTGGTGTTAGTATTCACATACTGATCGGCATCAGGTAGGAACTCAATAGACCAGTTGTTTTCATGGTAAGCACGACCATAAGTATCTACCATGTCCTTAAAGACTTGGATAGTGGTTTGCTTAAAGTTAGCCCTTACATATTCTGCCTCTTTTGGCGTTTGGTTGGGTGCTTGCTTGGCAAACAGCAACTCTGGGAAAACCCCTTTCTGAGCATGAGTTCGTATCTGTTGAAGCCATTCAACCGATAATGCATAGCCAGGATAATAATGAGGTAAGTAAGTCCCTTGCTCATTACTACTGAACAAGGTAATCCCTTTAGCCTTGTTTCCTTTTGTTTTAATCGATACGATCT